AGAAGTTCCAAATTGACCCAATAGCAATTATTATATTTGAGATACAATTTAATATTTTATCAACTACAGGTGCTAAGTAAGTTTCGTACATAGTGACTACCCAAGCTATTATTTGTTGAACATAACCAAATAAATTAGTTATTATAGTCATAACAACATTTAAAGCTTGTTGGAATCCATCACTAATAAACCAACTCATTAATGAGTTTAAAATACTATTACATAAGTCTTGAATTGAAATAAATATATTTGCTAAAGATTGAATAATTGCTGTTCCATTTCCAGCGGTAGTCCAAGCTGTAGATAAAGCTTGAGATAAATAGCCAACAATATTAAATAAATTAGTCCATAAAACTAATAAATTTTCAACTATTGTTTGTCCTGTTCCATTAGTCCAAACTGACATAATAGAGCCAAACACACTCATTCCTAAAGTTCCTAATCCTGTAATAGCATTTTTAAATCCATCTATAAAGGCTAGTCCTTTACTATCCCACGCTTGTTTTATTGGGTCAAATAAAGTTGACAATAATTGTTTAGCTTTATCTATCCAGCCAAATAAAACATCTAATTTACTTGTATCTACTTCACCAACGGAAATAGAACTATTTTCATCACCCGAAGAATCTTTATTAATAGTATGAAATTCATCTAAACTAGATTGAGCTTCACTCATTTTCTTAGTCGATTTTGTTTGTTTATCAATAGCTTTAGCGTTTGCTCTAGCTACTAAATCAACACCCGTAAGGGCTTTAACAAAAGCGTTTACATAACTTACTAATTTAGTAAATAATGTCACTAAGTATTCTAGTATTGGTGCTAATAGACTTCCTAATACATTCCAACAATTTTGAATAGAATTAGATAATTGAGTATCAAAACTTAAATATGATTGCATAGCCCTACTAATCATACTAAACGCTGTACGGACACTTAATAAGGATAAAGCAAATTTCTTAATAGACTTAATACCATTATTAAAAGCTCCTGTCAAACTTTTACCCATATTTTTTGAACTTGATATGATTTCTTTAAATTTCTTACCAAATCCGGACATATTAGAGATAGCGTTTTTAACTGAGGCTTTTATTTTCCCAAAAGCTCCGTTCATCTCTTTTCCTGTGTTATTACTTTGACCCTGTAGCTTAATTAAACGATTATTAAGCTTTTCTATATCAGCTTCAATTTTTAAAGTGTCACCAACTTCAAATCCTAAGTCAGCCTGATGTAATTTATACTCTAATTCTTCTATTTGAGCTTTTAAATGCTCTTGTTGTTTAGATGTATCTATTACTGATTTTCCATAGCTTTTCATTTGTGACTTCATTTGAGCAACGCTCGAAGCACTATTACTAGCCATAGCTTTTGCCTGATTAGTCATTTGTTTCATTGGCTCTACACTTTTACTTACAGCATTTTTTACTTCATCAGTTATTTTTTTGATTCCGTCTATAGCGTCAGTAATATTAGCTCTAATGACTATTTCTAATTCTTCTATTGTAATAAGTCCTCACCACCATTTCTTTTAGTGATTCCTTATTATTCCTCTTTCTTCGTTTCTTGTTTCAACTCCTCAGTTAAATCTAACATTAGATTTATTAAGTCCTCTCCCTCACTAGCTTTTCTAGTATATATATTAGCCTGTTCTAGTTCTTCCTTAAATAATTCCGGATAAATGTCTTTAATTAAACTAACATTTTTAGGATTCTTAGCGGTAAGTCCAGCATTGACTAATTTATTACCTAGATTTTCAGCTAGTCTTATGTTTTGTTTTATTTCAAACTCACATTGGAGAGAACGAGATTCCACATATAGCTTAACTTCTCTATAAGTAGAATCCCAAAACTCGTGAGGTTTCATTCCAAAACGATAAGCTAAAGGCTCTAAATCATATATAACATCTATATAATCTAGCCTTTGTATCCTTTGAACTCCTCGGCTACTACTTCTCCCATCACTTTTTCCGCTGTGTTGGAAATTACTTGGTTGATGTCGAAGTTGGCTAGTGGGTTGTTCATTTGACCCTTTAGTTCTTCCTCCGTCATCTTCTTCCCGAAAAAACTTTTATCATTTATCTCCTCAGCTATTAGCTGATAGACAGCTTCATAGTCTTTTCCGTTTTCATTAACCCAATCTTCAACAACTTCATAAACTTTATTAACATCTCCATTTAAGACTTTTTTAGTTTCTTCATCAGCTAAAGACATAAGAATTTCAGCTAAAAATTCAAAATCAACATTATTTAAAGCTCTAAAAAAAGCGTCCCTTAAATTTTTAACCTTATGCTTTTTATTAATTGCAACTATTTTTCTCATAGTTGCTGTGAAAGAATATTCTTTCTCTTTTACAATTAAAATCATTTTAAATAAAACCTCTTTCCTTTTTATTATTCAGTAGTTTCTTCTATAACTTCTTCAGTTGTTTTAGATTCCTTACTTTTCTTACTTTCTTTCTTAGATTTTTCAACAACTTCTTCAAATCTAGGATTTTTAAGGAAATGTTTGATATGTTCCTTATTAGAGATATACCAAATATTTCCTGTTTTAATTTCCTTAAATTTTTTCATTAGTTAACCTCCTATTATTCAGTTGGTAATCCTAAAGTTTCTTTAACAGCTGAGTTTCTATAAAGTGTTAAAGTATCTTTAATAATATCTCCAGCTGTAATAGTATCTCCTGTTAAATCCATTTGAGCTGAGAAAGATTTTACTAATGGTTGTTGTCCCTCAGCACAAGTAGTTTCAGGATAACGAATAAAGAAATATCTACTTTCATTACTATCAGCTACAGCTTTTAATTTAGTGTGTTGGTCTTGTTTATACAACACAGGAATAGCTGGAGTAGTAGCTTTTTTACTTCCTTTACTTTGTTCTTCTCCGTCCATATCAGTTGTTTGATATGTCACAGCTTCAGCTGGGTCTTCAACAGCTGGGATTTCCTCTGTGTACATTATTAAATCTAAATCTTCTTCAGTAGGAAATTCCTTTTCACTCATATAAATTTTAGTTAAAGTACCTGTTTTAGGTGTCATAATAAATTCCTCCTTTTTTTATTATTATTTAACTCTCTCTAAGCTATTTGTCATAGCATTATAAAACACCTCATAATTACCGCCATAACGATGACACTTTGTGATTTCGTCATATAGGTCTATAGGTGTTCCAATTCTTGTAAAATTATATCCTCTTAATTTACTATCAACTTCATCAATTAAAGACATACTATTAGTTTTTCTTTTAGTCCACGCTTCAATAGTGATTGTAAACCTAGATAATATAGGCATTGTTTCTCCGTTCTTTTCATCATATCTCACAGGAGATTGAACTACTAGACATGGAAACACACTCTCAGCACTAGGATTTTCAGCTACAACTTCACTCATTATTTCTTCTAATAATCTAACAACTAAATCATAGAAGTCTTTTACTTTAAACTCAATCATTTTAATACCTCCGTTATTAGTTTTCCTATTCTCTCATTTATTAGGTCAGCGGATTCCTGACGAGAGGAAGCCGAAGCTGGACGCATAAATGGATATGGCTGAGTAGCAAACATAATATAGTATAATTCACCTTTTATATTTATTACTCTTTCAGGACTAAACTTTTTATCTACCTTATCAACAGGCAAAAACCAATACCTAAATCCACTTTCAATAAAGGTTTTAGTTTTACCTATATGTGGTAATTCAGCTTGAGTTCCTGTTCCATACTCCAAAAATGGAGCATAAGAAAATAAATCTTTGTTAGTATATACTCTACCGACTACTTGATTCTTATTAAAATCAATAACTTCAATAGGAATAAGTTTCTCATCTTTAGAGCCACGCTTGTTTTTTAAAGCTTTCTCCTGAGTATTTTTTAAAGAATCTTCTAAACCTAACTTAGTTCGATTAGGAAGTTCTTTTATAAGTTTAGCCATTTTCTTTTCAAAACTATCTAAACTTTTCTTTTCCCATTCAATTTTAAACATATCTAATCTCCGTTATTAGTTATTAAAGTAAATAAAGTTGTTTTTCCAATCTTAGGCTTATTTTCTACAATATAACTAGGTTTACCATTTACAACTTGTTTTGTTGTTTCATCTATTGTTAGTTTTTCAAAAGAAATTCCATCACCTTTATTGATATTAACATCTCTATCTATACGAAGTTTGATTATTTCATAGTCTATCTCACCAGCACTATTTCGATTTAATTCATCTAAATCTTGCTGTGGATTCAAATAATCTTCACCTTTATAAAACCAAGTAGTTTCATATTCTCCACTAACTCGTTTTTTTACAGGTGAATATATGTATAAAGGTTTTAAATTTTTTAATCTCATTTAATTACCCTTACTTTTCTTACATCTTTTGCTAATTTTTCTTCTATATCAACATAAGATGTAGATAAGCTTCCCTCAGTTGAGCTAGAGCTACCCTCGTCACCTCGTCTTAAATAAGCTTCTTTAACAGCTGTATAAATATATGGATATAACTTTTTATCATCAATTTTACGATTAGAATTATCAGAGGCAATAGAAGAATAGAGCTCGATATAATTCTCTATTATACTATCATCTCCGTTTTTAAAGTTTACGCCTAAATCAGCTATAATCTTTGCTTTCATTCTACCGCCCTCCAATTCTATTTAATTATTCTTCATCTTCATCAGGAATTAAAGAAAGTAATTCATCTTTTTTCATATCTTCATTACATTCAATTCCTAATTCAGTTAAATAAGCTACTAATTCCTTTTTAGTATAGTCTTTAATAGCTTTATTAGTAGATTCATTAGAAGCTTTAGCCCCTACTACTTCAAAAGACTTATTAGCTTCTAATTGTTCCTCTACCCATTTATTTTTTGGAGTTAAGATAACTCCTGTTAGTTTATTTTTAAAACTTTTCATATTTTTTCCTCCATTTTCTTTTTATTTTAAATAATACCTAACTTATATTAAGCTGTTTTTTTAACTAATACTAAGTCAGGTGTAACACATTTAGTTCCCATATCTACGAACATACCGAATCCAATAGCTTTAGATAAACCAATTTGTGCTGGATTATAGATAACAGGGTGTTTTGGTTGTGCTACAGCACCATCAATAAATACGATGAAATCTACTCCCTCAGGAATATTTACGCTACTAAATACATCTACTCCGTGGAATCTACCAATTTCACCGATAGAAGTATCGATATTTGATTTAGATGTTTCATCTAAATAATCTCTCATATCATTATAAGCGTCTTCACTAAAACCAACTTTGATTAGTTGTAGAGGTACACCATTAACAAAACTATTTTTAGTCTTTTTCAATGTAGAAATAGCTTTACTTACAATTTTATTAATAGCTGTTTCAGTACAACTAAATTCAGTTCCCTCATCTACCATAGCTTGGAAGAACTTAACATCATTATCAATTCCCATAACCATTTCGTGATTAGAAGTTCTTTTCTCGATTAAACCATTAACACCATACATAGTTATGTCTTTTTCTTCTACTTCTTCTAAATATTCCATATCATCATTAATTTGAACAACTACATTTTGAGCTTTAATTTTTTGAGCACTACCTCCAGCTCTAGCTGTTCCATATTTTTGACCTTGGATATTAGCAAATCTTTTTGCTTCAACACTACCACTTGTTGGGTCACCGCTTAAATCTTTATTAGAATATAAACCAGCAACTGTTTGAGTTGATATGTTATCTATTACCTTTCCATATTCTTCAGCTAATTTGTCTTTAGCTTCTTCACCTAATAATTCAATGCTTAACGCACCTAATCTACTTGTATCCATTATTAATCACTCCTTTTCTTATTTTTTAAAATACATTTGGGATACTTTTCTTAGTTCCGTTGTTATTTTGATTAACAACACTTCTAGGAGTTGTTTCTTTTAATCTCTTATTAACTTCATTCTCTACAGCACTATCAAACACTTTCTTTATGTTTTTAATAGTAGGCTCTACTTGTTCAGCCTTAATGTTTCTAAAATCAATAAGACTCAATAAAGAAACATCTACCTGAGTTTCAGGAGTATTAGCCATCTTTATTGCTTCTTCTTTTAATTCATAAGCATTTAATTTAGCTTCAGCTTCCTCCTGTTTTTTACGAGCTTGTTCTAACTCGTATGCTGTTCTTTCATCTTCTTTCATCTTAGCTAACTTTTCAGCTTCAGTTTGTTTTTCTAATGCTTCAGCTTCCCATTTAGCTTTAGCTGTTTCTAAAGATTTTTGAACTTTTTTATCAAATTCACTTTGATAATTAGATTCTTTTAACATTTCGTCAAAAGTTTTAGGTGTTTCAACACCTGTGTTTGGAGTTTGTTGTTGATTATTAACATTCGTATTAGTGTTAGTATCAACTACAGCCCCTTTTTGATTATTTGTGTCCATTTCTATTCCTCCTTTGCCCCAAGCCATTTACAATAAATTGTCCCCAGCTCATTGCTACACACAAAATTTCTATTTATTCAGCCTACAATAGAAAAAGGCATTAAAAAAAGGAATGTAGCTATCATTCCTCTTAATAATCAATAATTATCCGTGCCTAAACCCACACACGCTTAGCTACCCCGATAATGAATCATCATTTTACCTAAGTCGATAACCGGTAGCATTTCCACCAAAAAAGCACTAAATTACTTAGTGCTTACCTTTTTATAATATCCTTTTACCTTTTCTCTAAATTGATTCTCTTTTAATAGTCTATTATCGTGAGTGTTAGAGTCATCAAATAAAGAACAGGCTTCATTGATGTCATCATATACATAAATATATTCTTTTTCTAAATCATCAATATTGACTTTAGAATATTCTTCATCAAAATCATAACAAAACTTATCAGCTTCATATTCACCATTGATAAAGGATTCTATCATATCATTTAATTCTTTATTCATATTTCTCCCATTCCTCCTTAGCTATATTTCTTCTAACTATTGTAATTACTTCTTTATTATCTTTGTCTTGAATAACAACTAATTTATTATAATACTTAATATCTTTCATAGTATCAACTTCATAGTAATTAGCTTTATTATTCATAACATCAATTAATTCTTTTTCAGTAAATCTTACTTTAGTTTGTTTTTGACCTAAGAATCTATTTAAAGCGTGAGCTGTCATTTCAACATCTCTTTTTCTAAAATCATAATAAGTTTTAATCATCTTTTGTTTATACTTATTACTATAATCCTTATTAGTCTTGATAGTGTTGATTGTCACCTTTTCTCTTAAGGTAGAATCATACCAACCACTACTATTATACTTCATTTTTTCAAATTCTTCAAAACTCTTAGGGATTCTTGAATTTAATGACTTTCTTAATTGCTTATGCTCTAGCTTATCAGCCATTTTTATATCTTCCCATTGATAAGTAATAGTAGAACGACAATAGTGATAGTGGTCGTCTATAGGTGGAAGATTTATACCTTTTAATAATCCGTATATATCATATTCCACCATAGCTCCCGCTTCATCACTATATCTTTTAAATTTATTTCTACCTGATACACTAAATATTTGATTATTTAATGATTGACACATTCTAGTAGTTCGACTATCCATTTCAGCAATAAATCTAACTCTATTAGCGTCATAATCTTCACCAGCTTTTAATAATGCGGTATTTCCTATATCTATTACTTGATTTTCTAAAGCTCCGCTATATTTATCACCATTGATAGATAAATACTTATTTTGTTGTTTTTTGATAGTATTTTGGAACACATTATCATATATATCTAATTTTCTCTTTTGTTGGAGATGTATCATAGCTTGTCTTTTTATTTCTTGAGCATTAGTTAATCCTAAGGCTTCAATATAAGTAATCCATTTATTACCTCTAGCATTAGGTAAAGCTAACAAAAACCATATATATTCCCAAGTTAAGCTCCATTTTTTCTTTTTCTTAGGCTTTATTTCCTTAACTCCCTGATTATATAGGTCTTGTCCTATTTCAGTAAATAACACTTTCTCATACTCATCTAATTGGCTTCTTTCTTTAACATAAGCACCCCATAGCAATATATCCAACATTTCTTCATTAGTTATATATCTTTTTCTTAATAATTCATCAACTTTATATTTAAAATATCCTGTTAATAAATTAGATTCTTCCCATTCTTCTATAACTCTCAATAATTTCTTTCTTTGAGCTGTTGATATAGGCTTAGTTAAATCTAAAAAACTATAACTAATGCTATTAAATATGTCTTGTATGCTATCCTGAGTTCGTGAACTTATCTTTTTATATACTTTCAAATACTCTGTTAATTTTTTATCAGTATTTTTCCAACGATTACTAAGTATTGTATTGTTATTCATTTATAACACCTACTTTACTTCAGTTTTATCATTCACGCTTGCGTCTTGTTTATTGTTAGACGCATTTTCTTGATTATTTGCGTCTTCTTCATCTTTTTTATTTTCTAATCCTTTTGCGTCAGCTCCATCTTTACCAAAAGACTCAATCTTTTTCATATTTTCTTCTAGGTTTTCTTCACTTTGTTTTTTCATCTTTTCAATTTCACTAGAAGCGTCAAACTCATCAGGTAATAGATTGATAACTGATTCATCACAAATTAATCCTCTTAATGATAAAGCTCTATCAGTTTCAGCTTTCTTGTCAGTAGGCATATTTCTTAATAGCTTAATTCTTAAATTTCTAAAATCATATTTTGTACTTTTCTTAAGATTAATTCTATTAGTAAATGCTTCCCACATAGCTAACAGCTCTTTTCTTGCTGTCTTATCTAAATAAGTCACGGATTGTTCTAATGGAAAGAACTTCTTTTCTAGTGCTGAGCTATTATCCGCATTAGTAAATCCTAAATCATTAACATTAGGACAATTACTAACCATAAATATTAAATCTATAAGAGTCTTCTTATAGTTTTCTAAAGCACCATCGTTGATATTCTTTTCAACCCATTCTATTTTTCCACCCTCACCAGCATAGAAAACAGGAGCTTGTAATACAACTTCATCTTCAGCAATTCTCTTTTTATTAGGTATCCATTTAATTTCACCATCTTCAGTATAGACTACATTACCCTCTTTATCTCTTTCTTCGATTAATGTATCTTCCTTAGGCTCATATCCTGTCACCATTAATTTTGCGTCATCATTATATTGGAATGTATTACGAGAGTTTTTCATAACTCTTTCATAAGAAGATATTAAAGGCTTAGCTAATTCAAAACAAGATAATCCATCAGGATTTTCTATTGCTATACACGGAACACAGCCCCAACTAATACTTTCTTGTTTTTCTTCTTCTTCTCTATAATCATCAGCTTGTAATTTACTATTTCTAAAATAATACTTTTTATCTTCAGTAATTAATTGAACAGCATTGAACTTTTCTCCGTTTGCGTCAATTTCTTCCCAAGCTCTTAATAATCCTATCTTTTTAACAGGTGTAGAGAAATCATATAGTGCTATTGTTTGTCTTGCGTCCACATTAGCATATACTATCTCGTTATTTTGATTCTCATAGAATATTCCATAACCGGCTGACAAATCATTATAATCTTGAATTAATTTGTAATAAAAAAAGGAATCATCATTATAATCCCTTATGAAATCAATAAACATTTGATATTCTTTTCTATCATTGTCTTTTTTATTAAATATTTTATTAAATAATTTCTTTAATATGTTTTGCTTTTCTTCAGTTGGTATCTCATCAACCGAATAAATAGGAGCTTTACCTCCCATATATCCATTAACCATATTTGATATAACTGATTCAAAAGCTATTTTAGTATTATCATCATTTTCAGCAACTAAGCTCGATGTTTTACTCTTTCTTACTTTCATCTTATAGAGTTTTTTTCTTTTTTCCCATTCAGGTTTAGCGTCTTTCAATATTTTGTGTATATTTTCAGCTTTAATTATATACTCTTTATTATATTGTAGCATTTCTCATTCCTCCTTTATGCAACTTTTCTAGTACCGAACGAAGCTTTTTTCTCTCCCACGGTCTTATCATAAATACCAGCTAAAACATCAGCTCCATCATCGTGAGCGTTTTTACCTTTCTTTTGGTATCTTGTTATATGTTTATAGAACGCTTCCCATCTCTTAGCCCAATTAAAAGGAAAATAGATGTGTTCCATAACCCAATATGAACTAGACAATATTCTAGCTTGTTTATTAGCTGATTGAGTAAATGGCTTAATGACCGTCCTATTGCTTCTATACTTTTCTTTTAATATCCTTTGTACATTTCTAGCAAAACCACGACCACCATTATTAGACTCAATATAAGCTAAATTAACATTATTTCTATAGAATAAATCAGCACATTCCTCCTCAGTTATTTCCATTCCCTCATCGGTGAATAAAACATCTAGGATATAAGGCTCATTATTCAATAATCCATATACCGCACCACATAAATAATCGTCACCGGTATCAGCTGTATCTACATAAGCATATACAAATCCAAATCCCGGATTAACTTGATATGTTTTAAGTGTCTTGTATAATCGACCTTTTTCATCAACACAAACTTGATTATAATTGGCGTCAACTATATCTTTATTCATTTCTTGAGTTTTAAACTCAAATTCTTCTTTATTTAATACTTCAGCACATAACATAGAGCCATCATCTTGAACAGCTTTATAGTTTATGTGTATTACATTTCCCTCATATCTATCTAATATGAATCCAGCTAAATCATTTGTAGCCCATCTAGTCATAACTATTATTATTTTAAAACCTGTTTCAGTTCTTGATAACATAGTATTAGTAAACCAATTTTGGTGTTCTTCCAATAATATTTCATTATAAGCTTCTTTATCAGTTTTGATTAAATCATCTATTATCATTAAATTACAACCAAAACCTGTAGCTGTACCTTTAGGAGAAGTTGCTAAATAATTTGCTTGCTCACTTCCATCTAAAGCCCATTTTTTCATAGAAGCTTCACCATATTTAATCTTTACACTAGGAAATACTTTACTAAATATCCCGTCTTCTTCTTGTATAGCGTCCCTTACAGCTTTAGCAAAAGTACCTGATAATATCTCGTTATAACTACCTGTCATTATTCTATAACTTGCATTTTTTCCTAAACACCATTGAACGAATAGTGTTAGTGTTCTACTCTTTCCGTGTCTAGGTGGCATATTTATAACTATTACTTTCTTATCACTATTTAAAAAGTCTTGTAATTGATTACAAAACTCTTTTAAGTAAGTCCTACTCTCCATATAGAAGTCAGGAGCTTTTAATTTACAATATTCCCAAAAGCTACGCCTAGCTAATTCATATCTAGCTTGTTGCTTTATATATTCCGGAATCATCACGAATCACCAGCTAATTTCCTCAATTCTTCTTCACTTAAATTAGCATACGGATTAATAATATTGTTATTAATTGTTGGTGCGTCATCTTTAAACATTCCTAAATACTTACCTAGCAATTCTAACGCTTTCATCTTATCATAAGTTTCTACAGCAAAACCTGATTGTGTTTTCTTATATCCAGCTATAACTTTTCTAGTTCTTTCATCTAACTCACTTGTTTCCCTAAATATAACATTATCTTCAAAATATTCTTTTTTAGTTCCGTCTTCCTCTTGTAGTAAGATTCTATTACGAACATTAGCTGATATTTGTGTTCTGTCAGTAAATGCTATAGCTGTTAATTCATCAACAATCATTTCAATACTAACTACAGCCTTTTCTTCGACCTTTTTTTGTAGCTCACTAATATACTCTTGAATGTTAGCATTTGTTAGCAATCTACTAGCATTGGCTCTAGCTGTTTCTTCTTTCTTACAACTCTTATATACTTTTAAATAAGCCTGTGTACCATTCATACCTAACTTTAGATATTCTTGACAAAATAACTTTTGATTATTACTTAGTGAGGTCATTATCCATCACCTCCAATATTGTTTATATCAATACCTATAGAATCAATACATTTTAATTCTATAAATACTCCTAACATCTTTTCAAATTGCATAGCTACCCAATCAGTTAATACTTCATCTCTAGCCCAACTACAATTCTCAGCTAATCCGCTCTCGTGGATAAAAGCGTGTACTAATTCGTGTCTTAGAACTTTCTTCTTATACCATTCTAAATCTTCTACGCTACTTTCATCTCTTTCAAAATCAGCAACAACTATTCTTTTAATACTAAAATCAGTATATCCATCACAATTTTTTAATTTAGGATATTCTTCCGTGTTTGCGTCTTTTATTATTTCGTACTTTGTTCCTAACACGCTTACTTTCACTTTTATCACCTCGTCTTCTTTTAATGGCTTCTTCTCTTAATTCTTCTTCACACTTTTTATTTCTAGGACATAGCTTACACGATTCACTATATCTCATACACAACCCGATTGTATCCTTTTCTTGCATAAGCTACCTTTTATTTACTTTCTTATCTAGCCATTCTAAAAACTCATCTATATTATTGAGGATAAGTACGACAGCCAAAAAGACTATTTCTAAAAATAAAATTATTATACTTGCTATTATATCAATCATACTTATCACCCACTTTCATTCAAAACAAAAGGAGCTATCTTCTAGCTCCGCTCTTTTTTGTTGATAACATCAACGAATAAAAAGAATAAAAAGG